GAGCTGAAAAACTTGTTGAAATGACCAGAGAAATTGAATCTTCTATTGATAAAATGGATAAATATTATAAACCGTTGTTTTAGGATTCTGACTAGAATTCCGATTAACTTGGAATAGTGGAGAAGAGCGATGCCCGCAAGAATATTTTTCAAAGGGGAAAAACGGGAATACACGCCCGAATACGTGTCGGTTCATACCGGGGTTAGCGTGAAGACGGCCAGATGCAGGATTGAAAGAGCGAATTCGGGCAAGCTCACCGAACATGGCTTGATGTTGCCCAGAGCCAGGTGCTCCGATGACAAATATCCGGACGAAATGACGCCGGAAAGGAAGGAGCTTCTCAGGGAGCTTGACGATCAATTCCTTTCGTCGATTGATAAAATGAATCAGTATTTTGGACAAGCGGATTAACAATCGCCCGGACTTGAGCTGTGGTACGGTATCCCTAAGAGGCTAGCTCCGCCGTAGTTCGCGGGCGATTTTACATGGATAACGTGTCGATAAAACCAAAAAATATCGACATGTTATTCTTTTTATGTTTATTTTATAAACGTCAATAATCAGGTAGAGAATGCCTCCGGGAAGAATAGCCCTATACAAACCCAATGAATTAACGGAATTCGCGGAAAGGGTAAGCGCGTATTTCCAGAAGTGCGACATTGAAAAAGACATACCACGCGTTACCGGTCTATGTCTGCATTTGGGAATGACGCGAGAAACGTTGAGGCAGTATGAAAAAAAAGACGGTTTTTCTGACATTATAAAAATGGCTAAATTAGTTGTGGAGGACTACTGCGTAAAGCAGGTTCTCACGGCGGAAAAGCCAACCGGGTATATTTTCGTGCTGAAAACTTCATTCGGGTATATCGAGCCGAAAGACGTCGGCATGTCGGAGGGCGGAAAAGAGAGCGAGCAAATTGGCGACATTTCCGAAGAAAACGCCCGAAAGGTTAAGGATTTGTTTGATAAAATAACGGTATGAAACCATATTTCGTAACCGACAGAGGGGAGCTTTACAACGGGGATTGCATGGAGGTTATGTCTTTGCTGGAGAAGGCGGACTTAATTTGCATTGATCCGCCGTATAACATTGGCAAGGACAAGTGGGACAAGATCAAGAATTACGAGGCTTGGATGGGCGAAGTTTTTTTAGGCTGCCAGAAATCTCTTAAAGATAACGGCTCCTTTTATTGGTTTCATAATAAGATGCCGGTTATCGCGCGGCTTATGGAGTGGTTAAGGCTGAAGACGGAGTTTGTTTTCAAGAAGTTCATAGTATGGAATAAATACTTTCAGGAAACCAACAATATCGGATTCTATAAACAGCATCTAGCTATTGATAGTTCTCGAAATTATGAAACAATGGCGGAATACTGTCTTTTCTATACCTTTCAGGATGAAACAGGATTAGAGCAAATCAAAGACGAGCATTTGAAGCCGAAAAATAAATTTGCTCAATATTTAAGAGATGAATTTCAGCGCGCCGGAGTGACTAGAAAAGAAATTGCGGGTTTATTCCCTAGTAAAACCGGCGGCTTGACTGGCTGCGTTAGTAATTGGCTGAATGGCGACAACATTATCACAAAAGAGCAGTACTTGAAAATCCGCAATTATTTGAATAACGACTATTTACGCAAGGAATACGAGGATTTACGCAAGGAATACGAGGATTTACGGTATACCTTCAACAATCAGCCCGTCACCGGAGACTTCCGCTTCCATTTGCAGGATTGGAATAATAGCGTCTGGAACTATTCGGCGGCTTCTCAAATCGGGCATTTAACACCTAAGCCCGTTAGAATGATTGAAAATATTTTGAAGCATTCAAGTAATCCCGATGACCTTGTTCTAGACTGTTTTGCGGGTTCGGGGACAACCGGTGCGGCTTGCGAAAATCTAAAACGTCGTTGGGTTCTGATTGAGAAGGAGGAAGCTTATTGCGAGATAGCCGCCAAGCGCATTGAAGCGGCGGCAAGTCAGCTTAGCTTTGAGGATTATCTGTGATCGACATTGAGCGCGAGCTTGAAACATTCACCATGCAGGATTGGGCGACGCTCAAAAACCGTCTGCAAACGAATTTTCTAGAACATGCGAGATTTTTTCTATCCTATCGAGAGCGTCAGCCTTTTATCCTGAACGCGCATCATGTTTTGATAGCCGAAGCTCTTGAGCGCGTCATTGCGGGCGAAATCAAACGATTGCTCATCAATATCCCACCTGGTTACACCAAGACCGAACTAGCGATTATCCAGTTCTGCTCCTATTGCTTCACGTTCAATCCGGCTTGTCGTTTCATGCACATATCAGGCGGCGACACGTTGCCGCTGCTGAACTCCACTTATATCAAGCAGCAGATAGACTCTCCGGTCTACCAAAAAATGTGGGGCGTCAAATACAGAGACGACGCCCGCGCCAAAGCCCTTTGGAGGACGAAGCAGGGCGGCATGTTCTACGCCGTTTCGTCTGGCAGTCAAATTTTGGGATTTAGAGCCGGTCGCATGGCTTCCGGTTTCCAGGGAGCTCTCCTGATAGACGATCCTCAAAAACTGGAGGATATGTGGTCGCCCGTGAAGGTTAAGGTTTTTCCGGAACGGTACAAGGGGGAAATCAGGCACAGATTAGCGGTCGAGAGGGAAACGCCGGTCATCGTGATCATGCAGCGACTGGGAGACGAAGATTTCTCAGGCTGGCTCCTGGAAGGCGGGAGCGGGGATATGTGGCACCATCTGTGTTTGCCTGCCGTTATTGAGTGAGATTATGGACAAGCGCTATCAGTGTCCGCGATGCGACCGGTCTGAAGTCAGAGAAATGGAGGGCGAAAAAGGCCGCTTCTGCAAACAGTTCACCTTTTCCTTCAGGCCGGATGTCGATGACGAGGACTTGAAGAAAGCCCGCTTTCCGTTTCTCAGAAAGGCGGACAATTGGTGGCATACCCGCGAGTGTTCATGGGTTTATCGCGGGTGGGGTTGGGATTGCGCCGGATTTAGATCAATGATTTAGGCTCTTTATTGCGGCCGCCACCATTAATCGTCCGGCGATAGCGGTTGAAAAGGTTACACATTCAAACTTTGCGTTCATGACTCTCTTTCTTTGCTCTTTCGATAACGACTCCATGGTTTTAACCAAAAGTTCGACCAGGGCGTCTCTGTCGGCGCTCGCTTTACCCGCGTCTACCGCTTCGCATATACGGCGGTTTGCCTGGAGGTCGCGCGCCAACTTCCCGATGCTGCGGTATCCCAGGAGTTTTTTGATTCGTTGAAAAGGTTTGTCTTTATTCATTTTTATAGTCTTCAATTGCGTTTGCGAAATCTTCTCGGAGAGCTTCTAGCGTTTCGCCTTCAATCGAGACGACATTCGGCTTAATATTCGGCGTCGTCATTTCGCCGTGCCAGATTTTGTCGTCTTTTGAATATTCGCACAGCGCCTCGTATTTTCGGATAGAGATGATTTTTTTCCATTTTTCTCCGTCGAATTCGGCGAATTTGCCATCGAAACCCCAATAAATTTCTCTTCCGTCGGCAATCGGAGCGCCGCCGTCTTCAGTCGGAAGAGCGGCTAGAATTTCATCTTCGCGGCCGCCGTTTTCCCAGAGAGAGAATGCGGCATTGCACATAATATGCTCGTTTTCGTCATAATTGAGCAGTGAATGATGCAATATTTGGAAATCTTCTCCGGTTACGCTCTCAATCGCATAAAGGATTTCGCCTGACGTTTGCAGGTTGTCGGACAGTTGTTCGTAATTTCGGCTGTTAAACATTTTCTTCTCCGTTTGAGTTTTTGATTTAGTATTCGATCATATTGGTCGATATATTTCAAAACTGCTAATTTTGTTCGGTGCGGAACGTTCTATTAAAATTTCGGGGCCATTTTTATAAACTGTAACTTTTTGGTTGGGAAAATCCCGTAAAACCGTCGGGTTTTTTGTTACTACATACATATCGTAGTCGCGGTTTAGCAAACCGGCATTTTCCGCCTTGTCCAGTTGATTTTGAGTGACAATTATTCCGTCCTCCAGGAAACTAGAATGAGTTTTATACGTTTCGCCGTAGAATGAGATAAAATGATCAAAACCTGTTAAAATTTGATCTTTAGCGGCGTCTTTAATTTGTTTTACAAATTCCGCGTATTTCATTTTCATCTCCGTTAGAGTTTTGGTTTGTGTGATTCGTTAAATAAATAATACGAAAATCGCGTAAAGTCTGTCAAGCGTAAAATACAAAATATCTGAATTTATTTCATGAGCCAATATTCGCATGCCATTCCGATAGAGCATAATCTTCCGCCCGGGCCTCTCTGGCCGCATAAGCACACGCTGGAAGAACTTCGGGAAATAGAAAAATCGGACGATTCGATCTATTCGTCGCAGTATATACAGGATCCCCATAAGAAGGACGGCAATATTTTCAAAATCGAATGGTGGGGCTATTATACTATTTTGCCGCCGGATTACGAGTGGAAGGCTGTTTTTTGCGATACGGCGCTAAAGAAGGAGGAGCACAACGACTACACGGTGTTTCAGTGTTGGGCGAAGTATAACGGCCGCATTTATTTAATTGACCAATACCGGGAAAAAATTCTGGCTAGCGACTTGAAGCGGGA